TCTGGGTTGCGGGCGGTGCTTCGGTCTGGGATTCGGTCTGGGATTCGGTCGGGGATTCGGTCTGGGATTCGGTCAGGGATTCGGTCAGGGCTTCGGTCGGGGATTCGGTCGGGGATGCAGTCCTGGCAAATGTTGGCTCATTTTTTGACATCAAGTATCTACAAGACTATTCTTCTGCGGTAAAGTTATGGGAGTCGGGATTGGTATCCTCTTTTGACGGGGAAACGTGGCGCTTGCACAGCGGGATAAGCGCCGATGTAGTGTACGAGTGGGTTCCGGTTGCAACAGGCGATTAGCATGTTGGAGCGTACAGAAAACCGGCAGAAAATCATATTAAAATACTCGGGAGAAACAAAATGTATATTTTAAGAAAAATTGATAGCAACGATAAACACACCCCGGTTTGTGAAATATATCGCGCAGAAGATTCTTGTAAACTGATGTTTTTGGTAAACACGAGTCTGCTTCTGCCGCGCAGTCCAACTGATGCGGACGTGGACAGTCTAAGAAGCGCACTTAAAAACTGGGCGCATACATGCGGATTTGGTGAGCTTGCAGAAAGGGAATTTTGATGAGTGATCTTGAGGAGCTTTTCGCTTTTCAGCTTACCGCGCTTGGGTTGACCGGCTTTCAGCGCGAGGCGCAAGTTATCCCCGGTCGCAGGTTTAAGTTTGATTTTTATTTTCCTGAGCATCATCTTTGCATCGAGATTCAGGGCGGGGTATGGTCTGGAGGAAAGCATGGCAGACCGGTTGGAATCGCCCGTGATTACGAAAAATTAAATCTCTGCACAAAATACGGTTTAAGGCTATTGCAGTTTGATACAAAGGCGATTAAAAGCGGTGAGGCGGTGGAGCTGGTGGAACAAATCATAAGAGGAGATAAATAATGTACCAAAAAATAACACTTATCGGGCGGTGCGGAAAAAATCCGGAACAGCGGTTGACTGCCGACGGCGATCCCGTCACTGTTTTCAGCTTGGCGACGTCGAGCAGAAAGGGGGAAACAGCCTGGTTCCGAATTACCGTTTTTGGAAAACAGGCACAGGCATGCGGAAAATATATTTTTAAGGGCGACAAGGTTTACGTAGAGGGACGCTTGAGCAATGATCTGGAAACCGGCTCTCCGCGTTTGTGGCAGGATCAGAACGGCACGTATCGCACGAGCTTTGAGGTCGTGGCAAGCCAGGTTGTGTTTTTGAGCGATGCCAAACTGGACGAGGATGTGGCACTATGATACCCCAAACCTGTGACATTCGGGATTATTTTTCTGGAGAAGATATTGAGTCCGTCGACAAAATGATTGATGTACAAAAATTTATCAACGGCTTGCCTGAAATTGAAAAAACGATCGTGTATTTGCGCGCCGAAGGGTACACACAAAAAGACATCGCTGAAATCGTTGGACTCGATCAGCCTCAAATCAGCCGGATTTTGACGAAAATACATAAAACAGCTTGATTTTTGGCTATAGTATGTAGAGGATAAATTTTATGAATAAACGTTGCGTCTGTGGGAAAGTTATTACGAGCCAGTATGATCTGTGCAACAGCTGTTTAGCGGAGTATGGACGCGACAGTCGTTTGTGGCCGGAGTGGCTGATATTTGCCGTCGCCGACGCCAAGCGCACATACTATCAGAATAAAATAATTTCAGAACACGAAATAACATTTTCAGACCTTGAAGCGGACTAAGCCCGTAAGGCAAAAAAGAGGAGATTTTAATGGATTTTATGCCAATTTTGTCAAAAATTTTGGAAGCCGTATTGTCTGTTGTCCTGCCCGTGCTGGCTGTAGCACTCGTATCTGCGATTGTCGCACTGGCTAAAAAGTCGTGGGCGCAAGCAAAACAGGCATCGCCAGAGATTACCGACGTGCTCGAACAGGCAGCAAAGTTTGCGGTAAAGGCCGCTGAGCAGGCAGGAGCAGCTGAGCTTATCGAGGACAAAAAGCAGTACGCCATTGAGATCGCGGAGAAGTGGCTCAGTGCAAAGAATCTAAACATCGATGTAGACTTGCTTGACGCAGCCATCGAGAAGGCGGTTCTCGAATCATTCAATGATGTGGATTTACTCGACGCGGCCATTGGGAAGGCGGTTCTCGAATCATTCAATGTTGACGGCAAAAAGAATATTGCTGATTCCAAATAAAAGTTTTTTGTGAGAACGACGGGTTGTGCCATTGCGTGCGCAGGACTACAGCAGTTTGTGGGGGTTATGCAGTCCTGCGTCGTGAGGCTCAAGGCATCATCTGTAACGCGCCGTGTTAAACAAAAAAACAAACAGCTATAATAATACCTGTATCAAACCAAGTTATTTTTGGGGTCAAAATTGGACAACTTACGATTTATTCAGGGACAAAAAAAACAAGCTAAATTGTGGTTTTTAATTTTGAGCTCAAAAAACGGAAAAACATGTTTTTAATGCCACTTTTTCGACCGATTTTTCGATCAAAAACACGTTTTTCGTCCGCTGATTTGCTGAGCACCTTCGTCGGAAACGATTGTAGCACGTCATTAAATTGCAGATAATCAAAAAACATTGCATAAAACGGTTCGTGGCTAAAATTTTGACGTAAAACTGAATAACACAAGCGCAAAATGTAAATTATCGGGAAAAGCATATAAAAACACGTTTTTGAGGCTGTTTTTTTAGCCAAAAGACAAAAGTTATTATTTTAAATTATGGCGCAGAAAAGAGAGTTTTAAATGATCAGTAAAACAAAAGAGCGTGTAAAGTGCGGGGCGATCAGATGACCGGCACGGATGCGGTCGGATTAATACCGGCGTCAGCCTGGGTTCAAGCGGTTTTCGTTTGTTTGTTTTTTGTGTTTGTCGCCTACATGCTGAACTGGAACGCAAAACAAAATAAAGATTCAAGAGCTTTTCAGGATGGCGAATCTGAAAAATGGCAAAGTTTTATTTCATCCCTTGACAAAACCTGGTGCGATAGAAACGATAAACTGCGCGCCGAAAACAGCACTGCGATGACGGAGATTAATCAGTCGATTGCAAATCTAACAAAAGTGACTCAAAAACTTGTTTTACAGGTTGAAAAAATGAACGACGAGTCGGAAAGATTTTATTTAAGGTTCGACAGTCGCGATTTACAAACGCAAGAAGCTCGGAATGTTGCAGAGGAGTCGGAGCGCGGAAAGACGGCTGAACGTCCAGTCCGATCAAAACGGCGTGTTTCGGCCGGTGTTGACGCGGGGATTGGCTCTTGAGGACGACCTTGAATAAAATTACCTGGAAGCTGCAAAGCCTTGAGCTGGCAAATTTGACGGATTACTCGAAAAATCCGCGCACTCTATCGGAAAAAGAGTTTAAGCAGCTCAAAAAGTCACTTGATAAATTTGGCATGATCGACAAGTTAATTATTAACGCTGATCCCGCCAACACGATTATAGGGGGACACCAACGCAAGCGCGTCTTGGAGTCACTCGGCATAACTGAGGCGGAGTGCTGGATTCCAGATCGCGAGTTGAGCGAAAAAGAAGTCGAAGAGCTGAACATCCGCCTGAACAAGAATACCGGCTCATGGGACTTTGACGTGCTGGCGAACGATTTTGAACTTGATGACCTGCTCGAGTGGGGTTTTGACAAAGGCGAACTTGACTTGGACTTGTGGGCTTCGGACGCGCCGGAAGACGTTGAGCCGCAGATTGACAAGGCTGAGGAGCTGCGCGTCAAGTGGGGCGTTGAGATCAGTCCGGCTTACGTGGCTGTGGCGATCCAGCGGTGGGTGGATGTTACCGGCAAAGAGCCCGTGATCAAAGGAAATCTTAGCCAATGTACCTGATTAAAAAGGATTGATTTATGGCAAATAGAAAATTTACGTCGACTCAAATTATCAGTGCGCTGCGCGAGAAACACGGGAATCTTTCCGCTGCTGCCCGCTATCTTGGCTGCGACCGGCACACGGTTAGCAGATATATAGCGCTGTACCCGTCAGTTAAGGCAGTTGCTGACGAGGAGCGAGAAACTTTGATTGATTTTGCCGAAAATCAACTATTTCAGCAGGTTAAGGACGGAAATATTACGGCGATTATTTTTACACTTAAGACCATCGGCAAACAGCGCGGATATGTGGAGCGTCAGGAGATAACGGGTGCTGACGCAGGGCCTGTTGAGGTGAGTGATGCAAGAGAATCGATACAGCGCAAGCTGGCTAACATCGCAACCGCCGACGAAGAGGGCTAAGTTTTTGGCCAGCCTTTCCGACGCGGAAGCACGTCATCTCCAGTATGACTGGAGTTTTTGGGCACGCGAAAAGCAGATGCTGCCGGCACAGCCATTTTTTATATGGCTGATTTTGGCTGGGCGTGGGTTTGGAAAAACCAGAACAGGTGCTGAAACGGTTAGGCAGTGGATAAAAAACAATAAATATGTTAATCTCATCGGCGCCACCGCCGACGATGCAAGAGATATTATGATCGAGGGGGAAAGTGGCATCTTGTCGGTTTGTCCCAACGCGGAAAGACCCGCTTATGTTGCGTATAAGCGCCGGCTTGACTGGCCGAACGGCGCGGTTAGTCTTATTTTTACAGCCGACGAACCGGAACGGCTAAGAGGTAAACAGCATAACAAGCTCTGGGCAGACGAGTTGGCGAGTTGGCGACATCCTGAGTCCTGGGATCAAGCCATGATGGGACTGCGTCTTGGCGACAACCCGCAGGGGGTTGGTACTACAACTCCAAAACCGATCAAATTAATTCTTAATTTGGTGGATGACCCGAAAAACATCATAACCACAGGCACTACCTACGAAAATAGAGCTTATTTGGCGCCTGGATTTTTTGAATACGTGATTAAGAAATATGAGGGCACGCGTTTAGGTCAGCAAGAGCTTGAGGCTAAACTGCTGCTTGACAATCCTGGCGCACTGTGGACGCGGGACAAGATAGACGCCAACCGCGTTTCGGTGTTTCCAGATCTTGAACGGATCATTGTTGGTGTTGATCCGACCGCATCGAGTGGCGGGGACGAGGCGGGAATCGTGACTGTTGGGGTGTGCGAACGGGACTATTACACCCTCTCGGACGACTCACGACATGGCACTCCTCACGAGTGGGCGACTGCTGCGGTCGCTGCATATCACCGGCACAAGGCTGACTGCTTGGTCGCCGAGAAAAACAACGGCGGGGACATGGTCGAGGCTGTTATCAGGCAGGTTGATCCGTCTGTTAACGTTAAGTTAGTCTGGGCATCGCGCGGGAAAATCGTGCGC